GGTCGACCTGGGCCCGCTGACTGGCGGCAATACCGGTCGGCAAATCGGCGCAGGTACTCCGCTGTATCTGGCACTGGTATTTCCCACCGACCTGGTCGGCACTCTGTCCGTTGCCATCCAGACCTCCGACCTCGAGGGGAGCGCCTATTCCACAGTGGCTACCACCACGGTGGCTGCTGCTGATGGTGCTGCAGGCAGCAAGATTGCCGTCCCGCTCCCGTCCGCCGGTCTCAAGCGCTTCGTGCGCCTGAACTACACCGGTGGCACCGGCGGCACCATCTGGGCTGGCATAGTGCAGGACGTGGGCGACCACACCCTGTACGCCGGCGGCTACCAGATGGCTGTCATCGACTACACCGTTGACACGGAAGGGGGCGAGGAATGAAGGTTCGAGCCCTCGAAAAGGGCTTTCACGTAACCATTCGTGAGCCCAATGACGAGTTCGACATCGAGCCGCCTATCCCTGGCTGGTGCACGCCGGTTGGGGAGGCTGCACCTTTGCCCCCGCAAGTGGCCGATGATACCGGCGACGGAGTAGGTGGTGACGGTGCGGGCGCGCCTGCCACAGGATTCGTCTCCTATCACGTGGGTGGCGGCCGCTACGGCATCAAGGACGCCAGCGGCGAGCGGTTCGGCGAGTTCGTCGGCACCAAGGAAGAGGCCGCCGCCGAAGCTGAGCGGCTGAACACGCCGGATCCCGATCTGACCGATCAGGACGACGGCTTGCCGGACGCCTGACCACCCAGTAACCAAGGCCCCTTCGGGGGCCTTTTTCATTCGAGGATTCCCATGGCCAGTGTCGTCCAGATCTGCAATATGGCGCTGACCCGCATTGGTCAGAACCAGCTCATCTTGTCCATTGACGAGCAGAGCCAGGCCGCGGAGCTGTGCAACCTGCACTACGAGGATGCCCGGGACGCGGTGCTGCGTGATTTCGACTGGCCGTTTGCCGAGGCGCGTGTGTACCTGGCCGACATTGGGAGCCCGCCGACCAATTGGGCATACCGCTACCGGTACCCAACCGACTGCCTCAAGGCGCGACGCATCGCCATTCCCGGCAACGAGAACCCCCGCGCCGATGAGCGCGTCCCTTATCAGGTCATTCATGCTGACGGTGGCCGAGCCATCGTCACCAACCAGCCGCAGGCTGAGCTGGTCTATACCGCCAAGGTGGAGGACACCACCTACTTCGACCCGCTGTTCGTGTCCGCGCTGGCTTGGCGTCTCGCTGCTGAGATCGCCATGGGGCTGCAGGCGCGGCCGGAGAACTTCCAGGCGGCGCAGCAGCAGTACATGTTCGCCTTAAGCCAGGCCCAGGCCGTTGCTCTGGCCGAGGCGCAGCGCATGCCGTTGCCTGAATCTGAATTCATATCGGTGCGCAACTGATGGGCGTCAGCATCATTCAACCGTCATTCGCCTCTGGCGAGCTGGCTCCGTCGCTGTATGCGCGGGTGGATCTGGCCCGGTATCAGACCGGCCTCAAGCTCTGCCGCAACTTCCTGGTGATGCCCTACGGCGGGATCAAGAACCGGCCCGGCACGGTGTTCATTGCGCCGACCCGCAACAATGCGCCGGCGCGCCTGATCTCGTTCGAGTTCAACGACGAGCAGACCTACGTGCTCGAGTTCACGCACCAGCGCATCCGCGTGTATCGCAACGGCGGCATCGTTGAATCGAGCCCCGGGGTGCCTTACGAGATCAGCACGCCGTACACCCAGGCCCAGCTGTTCGAGCTGAACTACACCCAGAGCGCCGATGTGATGACCATCGTGCACCCGTCGCATGCGCCTCGGAGTCTGTCCCGGCTGGGGCACGATAACTGGCAGCTGGCGCTGATCAGCTTCCTGCCGGGTATCGAGCCGCCGACGGACCTGACAGGCACAACCATCACCGGCGGTTCCGGCAACACCACTGCATACCGCTATGTGGTTACCGCGATATCAAACGCCGATGTACCTGAGGAGAGCCTGCCGAGCGACCCGTTCTCGATCAACAGCTTCGATAACAAGCCGGGCGCGAATCTGTCCTGGACCGCGTCACCGTCGACCAACGTCGATTACTACAACGTGTACAAGGACAACAACGGCTCCGGCATCTTCGGCTTCATCGGCCGGGCGGACGGCACCACCTTCACTGACAACAACATTCTGCCAACCAAGACGGACACCCCGCCGGAAGCGAAGAACCCCTTCAGCGGCCCGGGCAACTACCCTGGCGCGGTTGGGTACTATCAGCAGCGGCTGTGCTTCGCCGGCAGCAACCAGGGCCCTCAGACGCTCTGGATGAGCAAGACCGGCAACTTCTACAACTTCGGTTACGCCACCCCGATCAAGGATGATGACTCGATCACCCTGACCATTGCCTCCCGGCAGGTACACCGCTTCCGCCACCTGATCCAACTGCAGGAGCTGCTGGGGCTGACTACCGGCGGGGAGTGGGTATTCCGTGGCGCGGAGACAGGCATCACACCGAAGACAGTGCAGGCGCGGGTGCAGAGCTACAACGGCAGTTCCCGCATCCCGCCGATTGTCGTCAACAACTCGGCCATCTACGTGCAGTCGCGCAACAACGTGGTGTCCTCGCTGGCGTACAGCTTCGAGTCGGACGGCTTTTCTGGTGAGGATCTGACCAAGTTCAGCCCACACTTTTTCCGCGGCTACCAGCTGCTGGATTGGACCTTCCAGCAAGTGCCGGATCGCCTTGTCTGGGCTGTGCGCGATGACGGCACGCTGCTGTGCATGACCTTCCTTCCCGAGGAACAACTCATCGCCTGGCACCAGCATGTGACAGACGGGGCGGTGGAATCGGTCTGCTCCATTGCTGAGGGTGATGAGGATGCCCTCTATCTGGTGGTGCGCCGGCGAATCAATGGCCAGACCCGCCGCTATGTTGAGCGAATGGCCAGCCGCCGGGTGGAGAACGCCGAGGACGCTTATTTTGTCGATGCGGGCTTGAGCTACGACGGCCGCAACGCGAACCCCGCCCATCAGCTGTCACTGACCGGCGGCACCGACTGGAAGCATCCCGAGGAGGTGACGCTGAACGCGATCGGGCACAGCTCACTGAACGGCGGGCTGGTCGGCAGAACCCTGCGCCTGCGCCTCGATAATGAAACGGTGCGGGTCCAGGTGGTCTCCGTTGCGTCCGGCACCCAGGCTACCGTGAAGCTGCTTGAAGTGTGCCCGGAGCCACTGCGCGGGACCGCTACCGACAACTGGGCACTGATGGCAACCACGCTCAGCGGGCTGGACCATCTGGAAGGCAAGACCATCTCCATCCTGACTGATGGTGACGTGCATCCGCAGCAGGTGGTGACCGGGGGCACGGTAACTCTCCAATACGCTGCAGCGGTGATCCATGCCGGCCTGCCGTATGTCGCGGAGGCCGAGACCCTGGAGGTGGACTGGGCAGACAGGGATGCAACCAACAAGCTGGATGTGCGCAAGGTCATCCCGTCCGTCACCCTGTTCCTGGAGTCGTCCCGCAACTTCAAGGCCGGCCCCGGGCCGGAAAAGCTGTACGAGCAGAAGGCGCCATACCGGGAGCGGTACAACGAATCCTTACCGCTGGAAACCGGCATCAGCCGCCTGAACATCGCGACCCAGTGGGGTGAGAAGGGGCGGGTCTACATTCAGCAGGACGACCCGCTGCCGCTGACCATCCTGGCGATCATTCCGGACGTGGTGACCAGTGGCAAGGGCTGAGGTACTCCCGCTGACCATGGCGGACATCGACACGATCGAGCCCCTGGTGCGCCAGGCCGACCGCGATGAGATCACCGGTGCACTGGGTATCCCGATGCGCGAGGCGATGGCTGATGGGATCCGGGACAGCAGCAAGGCCAGCAAGATCGTCGTCGACGGTCACGCAGTGGCCGTGTTCGGCGATGCGCCGTACAGCCTGCTGGGCGGGGTAGGGGTGCCCTGGCTGATCAGCACAGTGCATGTGGAGCGGTACCCCAAGGCCTTCCTGTCGGTGTGCAAGCCCGAGGTGGCCGAGATGCTCACCCGGCACCAGGAGCTGCTGAACTTCGTCGACGTGCGCAACACCGTCGCAATCCGCTGGCTCAAGTGGTTGGGATTCCAATTTGATGACCCTGCGCCCTACGGCCCGCGGGGCATGCTGTTTCAACGATTCTGGATGCGGAGAGCGCCATGTGCGTGAGTAATCTGTTCAACGCCTATGCCAGCTATGAGCAGGGCAAGTATCTGGACAAGGTCGCCAAGGTCAATGCTCGGATGTCCGACCAGGCCGCCGATGATGCCATTGCCCGGGGCGGCATCGAGGCCGATGAGCACCGGAAGGCCACCCAGCAGGTAATTGGCTCGACGCGTACCGGATTCGCAGCAGCGGGCATTGATGTGAACAGTGGCACGGCCGGCTTGATTCAGGATGACGTGGCGGCGCTGGGCGAGCTGGACGCGCTGACCATCATCAACAACGCCGCCCGGGAGGCGTACGGGTACAGGGTGCAGGCGATGGATCAGCGGCAGCAGGGCAAGCTCGCGAAGTACCAGGGCAAGATGGGTGCGATCGGATCCATTCTCGGCGGTGTCGAGAAGGCAGCTGCCTTCGCTGCTGGCGGAGGATTTGGCGCCGGCGGCGGAGGCGGCGTGAACATGCAAGGCCAGTCTTCCGCGCTGACCAGTAACCCGGCTTTCGTAAGGAACATGTGATGGCCCGAGTTCCCGATTATTCCCAGCGGCAAGTCAGGACCGCACCGGTAGGTGCGCCCAGCTTCAGCATGCGTGCCCCGGACGCATCTGGCCTGTCCCAGGGGTTGCAGCAGCTCGAAGCCGGTGTGATTCGCCGTGTCGAGGAGGAGCGCGAGAAAGCAGATACCGCTGCCGTGCTGGACGCTGACCGCCGGCTCACAGAATGGCAGAACCAGGCGCTGTTCGACCCCGAGAACGGGGTCTACAGCCGCAAGGGCGGCAATGCCCTGGACGTCACCAACCAGACCATTCAGAACTTCGACCGCATACAGGCCCAGATCGGTGAGTCGCTGAAAAGCGAGCAGCAGCGGTTGCGGTACCAGACCATTGTCGAACGGCGCCGGGAGGCTCTGTCCGGCGATCTGAATCGCTATGAGTTCCGGGAGCGCCAGACCTATTACGATCAAGTCGACCAGGGCCAGCTGGAAACATCGCTGCAGTCGGCTGCGCTGAACTACAACGACCCCGAGAAGATCGCCTACTACCAGAACAAGGGCGCCGCAGTGCAGGCCGCGCAGGCCGCGCGCACGGGGCTACCGGAAGAGATGGACCAGGCCCAGCTGCTGAAATTCAACAGCGGCATGTCGGTGGCGGTAATCAGTCGCATGGCCAACGATGACCCGTACAGGGCCCGTGAGTATTTCCAGCAGGCCCAAGGCGCCATGACAGCGGAAGACCAGGTGCAGATGGATCGGCTGATTGCCCGGGAAATCAAGGCGCGTGAGCTGGAGGCTCGCCAGCTGCAGGCCATCGCCCGAGTGGAGCTGACCAGCCGGGTTCAGGATGCCGAGGCCGCCTACCTGCAGGGCCTGGACTTTGCCAAGCCGCCGAGCCATCAGGAGTTTATTGGTGCGTATGGCGCCGAGGAAGGCAACGCACGATACGAGCAGTTCCTCAAGGTGCAGAAGGTCGGGAGCGCAATCCGTGATCTGGCGACCGCCGATCCTGAGGAACGCATCCGCCTGATCGATCAGTTCAACCCTGCAGCAGAAGGCATTGCCGGCGATGGCTTTCGGGAGGATGCCCGATTGTTCGGTACCGCAGTGCAGGCAGTAACGGCGCTGACCAAGGAGCTGCAGGACGACCCCGCCGGGTATGCCGCGAAGTACAGTCCGATCATCCGCGGCGCCATGGCTGCGCTGGAATCGGGCGACCCTGATGCCGCCCAATCCTATGCCGCTGCCACCTTGGCGGAGCAGGAGCGGCTGGGCGCGTTGGAGCCCAAGCTGCTGACCGCCAGTCAAGCTGATGCGATTGTCCGCCAGTTCGAGAACATCGGTGACGGTGGCAGCAATGCGGCCGCTCTGATCGAACAGCTCCAGCAACAGTGGGGCCGACACTGGCCGACCGTGTACAAGCAGCTGCAACCGAAGCTGCCAGGCGCTGCCCTGGTAATCGGATCCGGCGTGAACGAGGCGACAGCCGCCACCTTGGCGCGTATCGCACCGCTGAAGGATGAAGACCTCAAGCGCGGCCTTGATCCCACCGAGATCAGCGACGCCCGAGAGCTGCTGCGCGAGCAACTGGCACCTTTCCGTCAGACCCTGGCGCAGCAGGTCGGCGGCGACCGTACCTACGCCACCATCGACCGCGAGGCGGAGCGCCTGACTCTGGCCTATTTGGCCCAGGGCAAGAGCCACAAGGATGCGGTGGCCGAAACCGTCCGGGCTCTGGTGGAGGACAAGTACACCATCAAGGGAAGCTGGCGAGCGCCGGTGCGGTACGACGCCAGGATGATCGAGCGCGGCGCGGAACTGGCGTTGCGCTCGATCGATGCCAATCAGCTGCGGTTCGAAGTGCCGGCCGGCATCGATCCTGAGTTCGCGGCGTCCCGAGTGAAATCCGCCATCGACAAAGACGGGTACTGGGTGACCCTGCCGGACGAATCCGGGTTGGCCCTGTACTACGGCGGGGCTGCGGTGCTGAGCCGTGAAGGAGAGCCGATCACCCGTCAATGGGAAGACCTCATCGGTGAATCTGCCAAAGAGCCCAGTGCCTGGCAACGATTCAATGAGGGGCGCCGGCAGATGCAGCAGGGCCCGGCACGCGCGGGTACCGTGGGAGCGCAGCAATGACCCTGTACACCGAGGGACTCATCGCACGCCCCGGGCGCAACGTCCTGGACGACGTGGTGACAGGGCAGTTCGATGCAGCGCAAGCGGCCTTCGATCAGGCATGGTTCGAGAACCCGGTTTCCGCCACGCGGCGGATCAACGAGCTTACCCGAGCGCAGCAGGGCCCCATCGTCTCTCCGGCGTACCCAGGCTGGGGCATTGGCTAGGTTCGTGCAGAGCGCGAGACGCCGCTGCTGACGGCCGAGGAAGCGCGGGCCCGGGTGAAGGAATCTGGGCTGGATATCACGATCGATGATGCCGGTATCCGCGCCGGGGCCCTGGACATTCTGATCGAGCGCAAGCGCGAGGAGCGCGAGCGGCAACTGGTGCTGCAGAACGCGCCGGCATCGACGGTG